TCTTGATGGGTGCATAATCTTTCCTGTATAGTTTTGAAACATATCATTCCAACTGTTATATATTTTTCTGTCCATACTTCTTACTCTACCTAAGTTTGAAATCTGATAATATCCCTCAAATTCAGGTATATCTTTCCATATTTCTTCCAATAAAATCACTCCTTTCTTTGGTTGTTATCGTTATAGAAGTTCAAAAAATCATTGAATTTACTCAACGCTTTCTGCTGATTTTTAGTCGGTGGGCTTGATTTCGCCTTGTATTCCAAGTGCAAGTCAAACAAATGGCTAATTTCTTTAGATGCGTTTTTGTACCCTTGTCTCAATCCATCTCTATATCCTCTGCTTTCACGATATTCATTTATCTTTTCTTTCCCTGCACCTTGACCGCCAGCAGTTTTGTTGTACCGACATTGATATCCTTGCTTTGTATATTCCAATATCCAGTATTGTTCCCATTTGTCTAGTTCATTTTCTGGATAATACAAAGCATTTATCTTCCACCCATACGGATTATCTTTTTCATCATATAATCCTCTCTTTTTCAAACTGAGGTCTATATGTTGATATCCAGACAGGTGTTGTGCCACTCTGCCAAGAACAGAAACGGATGCTTGCCCTATGTAAAAATAGCCTATCCCATCTTCATCAATTCTTGTCAGAAAATAAATGCCACTACGGTCTTGTAAATAAGGATTCACTTTTAAGACACGTTCCTTATTCTTCTTCTCGATAGCGTAAATCTGTCTGTAATTAGGTTTGCTCATAATCATTACCTCTCTTTGCCTTTAATCTATCATCACATTCCATCTGCCTTTGCTTATATATTCTCCGTATTTCTTTACAATATCTTCTATGTCTAAGTTTCGTCGCCACTTCACACGACACAGTAACATAGGACGAACATAAGGGCGGATGGCAATAATGCTCATATGTTCCGTCTGCAAGTCTATATAACTTATGGCAATGGCAAGACAAACATTTTTTGTAATTAAGTTTTTTCACTTACCACACCTCGCTCTCATAACATTCTGTAAATTCTATAAATTTCAATAATTGCAAATTTAAGTAATATCATAGTGATGGTTACCTTATCCCATATATCTAGTTCCATATCAATCTATTCCACCTCACAATTTTTTTGATAGTTCCAACAATTCACTACGCAACAAAGTTATTTGCCGTTTTATCGAACCTTTGCTATCGTGATGTGATACTTCATAACCTCTGATTTATTCTCGCAGAAACTTCCAAAACATGGAACATACGGATAGCCTTTTCTGTGGCAGTACCACAACTTAGAGTTTTTGTCCTGAGATACCTCGTGTGTCATTATTTTTTATTCCCATCTCGCAACATCAAACATATTTCAAGTGTCTGTCCGTTCAATGCAAGCGTAGTGTGAAATGCAGGACATTCTTCTCTCATGCAAGGCATGAAATATTCGTTTTCAAATGCTTCACCCTCAACTGTTGCTGATAACAGTCTTTCTTTTCGCTTTCTAAAAGGACATACTTTAAGTTCTTTATGTGAATCCATATATATCTCCTCTCTAACCATCATATTTCCGATTTTAGCCACTTTGCGACTACCAACCGACAAATTATCGTTAAGCGACTAAAAATCGGATATGGGACCTTTCTGCGTGTTACATAAAGTCAAACAACGTAGGTGCTGTGATTTCGTTTTCTGCCGACTGCAAATACCCCAATGCGTCTCTAAAATAATCGCTGTTTAACTCACACATATATCCTATACGTTTCATTTTGATAGCTGACATAGGTACTGTACCTAATCCACCAAATGGGTCATACACCAAATCTCCCTCGTTTGAATATCTGTTAATGATTCTTTCTACAATATCTAGTTGGAGAGGGCAAACGTGCATTTGCTTTCTCCTATTGCTTTGTTGCGTGTTTAATGTCCTCATTCGGTTTACATCGTCCCACACTTCCAACTGATTCCATGAACCGGGGGCAACCACCATAAATATAGCTGGCAACTTTCCGTTTTCGTCCAGTTTCTTTGCAAGTGCAACGTGTTCTTCATAGTTATAAACATTTTCCCTAGAAAATTCACGATAGACTGCCTGCAAATTTTTCACAGGGACTTCCTCTAATTCTTCCTTGCTTATAAGCCTGTCTCCGCTACTTCTCCAATAAGCGTGTGCGTCAATCTGCCACTGTGCCCTTGTATAATCCTCTTTGGACTTTGATACTGGCTCATCGGCATAAGCCTTTGTTCTATCCGTCGGAAGTTTACGGAAAAGCAACACATATTCTGGACAACCTACACCCATCTTTGAACCATCTTTGCATTGTTCCGTCCAACCTAATCTATATGTTTGGTTGTTTTCTCTGACAACGTCTGTGACAACTGTAATCATTCCAAAATACTGAAAACCATGTCTCATATAATGCTTTATACAATCTGCATGAAAAGGCTCGATTGTCGGCATACCAGTTCCAGTAGCATTCCCAAAAAGAACTCTGTCTTTCACATGGATAGCCGCCACTCTACCCGGCTTTAACACTCGCAATAATTCTGGTGTCAAAAAGTCCATCTGTTTGAAAAACTCATCGTCATTCTCATTACAACCAAAATCGTTGTAATTAAGACTGTACTCATAATGGTTTCCAAATGGAATTGACGTATGTATTAAATCAATGCTGTTATCTTCCATCTTCCTCGTGTGTTCTACGCAATCATTATTCACCGCTGTATACTTTTCTCCTGTGACAATCACTTCTTCAACACCCATCTTTCTGTTTAACTGCTCAAATCGGTTTACATTGTTTAATCCATATTGCTTAACAATCTCTATCATTTTAGCAACCATTTCATCATGCCTTTTCCACTTATCAAGCAACACGTCTTTCACTGTACGTTCACTTTCCATATAGATAATGTCAATGATTACCTTTTCATCTTGCAAAAATCGGTAACATCTGTGTATAGCCTGTAAGAAGTCGTTTGCTTCATAATCAATTCCAAGAAATATCTCTCTGTGACAATATCTCTGGAAGTTACAACCGCTACCACTTAATGATTTCTTCGTGGCAAATAGCCTTGTCCTGCCTTCTGAAAAGTCAATAACACGCTTTTCTCTCTCGTCATAGTCGAGACTTCCCCAGATAGATACAACCTCTGGGATGGCCTTTTCTATGGCGTGTCTTTCGGCTTCTCTGTCGTGCCACAATACAAAATGGTCGTCTGGACTTGCATTGATGATTTCAACCAGCTTTGCAACTCGCTCATCTATCGAATTTCCCTTTATATGTGAAGCTTCTTTCAGTCCAACACTCGCTTCATTGAAAAGTGTAAACTGTCCATATCTATCAGTTTCTTTTCCATATTCAATCGGAATCTCGTGCCACCTCACTTCTAACTCAGGCAACACATATCCGTCATCGGAATATTCGGGATTTAAATCTGACGGCTTCGTGCAAAATAACGCCCAACTGCTAATCCATAACCAAAACTCTGTCTCCCTGTTTGGATATAAGGTTAAATTGTTCGCCTTTGTGCTGTCTCTCTGGAAAAACCTTGTTAAAGCCTGTCCAGTAGGCATAACCTCTAAATAGCCTGCATAGTGAATCAGTTCCTTATATTTGTTTGGAGATGGTGTAGCTGTTGCAACCATCTTATAAGGCACTCCCTTGAATTTATCTAGGAATGTCTGATACGTCTTGCTGCCAAAACTTCTTAAAACGCTTGCCTCATCTAATGATGTAGCCATAAAGTATGTAGGCTCAATATCACCATCTCTTACTCTTTCGTAATTTGTAATAACAATTTCAGTTGTAGAATTTTTCACATCTTCCATTGTTTTCACATACTGCGGTGCTTCATATCCTAAAACTTGCACTGAATCTCTTGTAAATTCCTGTTTTACACCTAAAGGGCATACAAGCAAGGCTTTTCCACCAAACTTATTTGTGACTTGATGTAGGAACTCTAACTCTTGTACGGTCTTGCCTAATCCGTAGCTTTCAAATAAAGCTCGTTTTCCACCTCTTAATGCCCATCTCACAGCTTCTTTTTGGTGTGGCATGAGTGCCGAGTTTATTTCACTTTCCGACACCTCAAAGCCTGTCTCTTTTGCAATGTCAATTTTCGTCTGCAAAAACTCTGTATAATTCATAATCTTCTAGGAGTAAATCATGATTTATTGTCCGGACAAACCTCTTACTCCTTTCTGCTTTTATCTCAATACCTTATTCATTTTCAACATAAACATCTATCATTGCACCGTTATATCCACATTTACCGCCATTATCTCCACAATTGACAAATGCAACGCATTTTTCTTTGATGCATGGTAAAAAATATGTTACTGTTATATCTCCGTTTCCTACCATCATTGCTTTTCTTTCTTCCTTTTGCGGAAGATAAGGGCATAATTTTAATTTTTTACCCATTTAAAACCTCCTAATTGAACGGCAATTCATCGCCGATACTGTCATCAATGTGCATGAAATCATCATCGCTTGTCTGCGGTGATGAATTTTGATTGTTCTGATGCGTTGCTTTACTTTCACAAAATTCCTGTTCCTCAACAACTACATCTGTTGTGTAAACCTTGTTACCGTCTTTGTTCGTATAGCTTCCTGTCTGTATTCTGCCAGTGGCAGCTATCTTTGTACCTTTATGCAAATATTTTTCTGCAAACTCACCTAACTTGCCAAATGCTATACAGTTGATAAAATCAGCCGATGGCTCGTTGTCACGCTTAAATTTTCTGTCAACAGCAAGTGTATATTTTGCAACTGCTGTGTTATTCTGACCGCCATATCTTACTTCGGGGTCTTTGGTTAATCTGCCTATTAAAATTACTTTATTGATAAGTCATTCCACCTTTCTATTTATTGTTTGCTTTTCTCGTCACGCATTAAAATGTCGTTAAACAACTGTGCGTGTTTCCTGTCAACCCTTGCTATTTTGCAACCACAATACTCACAATACTTCATGCAAGGGTGTTTTTCTAAATCTTTCATCCCCATATAGCAATTCCCACATATCCATTTCCCGTTGTATTCATCATCTTTTAAGATTGGAACAATATTTCCTTTTTCGTCATGGGAATATGGTAAACGTAGGAACAAAGGCTCAATCCCATTTACATCTTCCATATACACCTCACTTTCTAAAATGGCACTTCCGACAAATCAACTGTCAGACCTCGCTCTGCGACATACACATTTGCGTTTCCTGCGACTTTTTTGACCTCTGCGAGTATTTCTTCCTTGTCTGCGTTAGATGTGCTTAAATGGCACACTATGACGTTTCTAAGGGCATTTGATACGTTGTCTTTCACTATCCCTATCGTCGTGGAAAGTTCTGCGTGACCACGAGCGACATGGGAGTAGTTCTCTTTATCCCTGTCAACCATGCTTTTACAGTAATTGCACTCTACCAACAAGATGTTGATTTTCTGCTTAGCGAAACTCACAGGGATATACTCAAAGTCCGTAGCATAAACCATTCTCTGTCCATCTGGACAAACTACATAGAATCCACAGCAAGCTACATTGTCGTGTGGGACTTCAAAACTTTGCACCTTAAACCCTCCAAATTTCCTCGCTTGACTTTTGTTTGTTTCCAGATAAGGTGTAAAACAGTCAATCCCCATTCTCTGAAACTCTGGTAGACTTCTTGCATGGTCTAGTCAAAGATGACCATGAGTTACAATAGTCCCCTCTACGTCCGATACGTTGTAATCAATCGCTTTCATAATCTCTGACTTTTTTAAGCCTAAGTCCAAAAGCAACATCTTTCCGTTGTCGGATTTTAAAATGTAGTTATTCCCGCTACTTCCTGTGCCTGTGCAATATATGGTCAAGTTACATCACCTCCCCATTGTTCAGCCATAGCCTTTGCAATTCCATGATATGTTTTACTTCTTTCTTTTTTTTACTCTAGGGTCTTTCCATGATAAAATTTTTCCGTTTTCATCACGAACACACCAACTCGGTCCTGAATACCCACCAGACTTCCCTTTGCTATGTATGATTTCCGGCTCCACTATTTCCGTTGGTTTTAAAGGTTTTAATCCTTTCAGCCACAGACAAGTTTTTTACTAACTGGACTTCCAAATTGAAAAGGCTGTATAATGCAATCTGGCTTTCGATATTCCGTTGAAATAATGCCTACTGGATTTTCTATTGCAATCTTTTCACAATCAGCATTAACAAACTGCATAAAAAACTCTATTGCTTGTTTCCGTTTTTCAAATCTCTGTATTGCCTTTTCTCCATATCGTTCAATGTTGTAATATCTGTTAGCCGCTACTGTCAGATATGTACAAGGTGGGTGTGCGATAATCAAATCCCACTTTCCATCAATTCTATGTTCCGCTCCGTCTACTGTCCGAAAACTGCAATTTCCATTCAGTAAAGGCAATACATCTGTCTGTATATGCCATTCTTCGTGACCTCCGCTGCAAGGTTCAACGTCACAAGAATATGCCTCGTGTCCTAGTTTTCTAAACTCTATACACACTCTTTGACTTTCCTCGCAGGCTACTAATACTTTCAAAATCCAATCACACCTCACTTTCCGAAAAATGTTTCTCTCATGTTTACGCATTTTGCTTTCATTCCCCATTCCATATCAATCTTAGGTCTTTTACTCGGACAGCAAGTGAATGAAGAACAAATGTACCCCCTCGCCGGGTAAATGGTACACTTATGATTAGGCTTGCTATCGTCCAAGAACGGACAGCACATATCCAAAATAGGCTGTGCGAGTGGTATCGCTACACCATGCTTGCACTCTTTGATATGGTTCTTTTTGATATATCTGCGGATTCTAGCTATTTCCTTGTCGGTCAATGGTAAATATACTCCGCAGCAATTCCCACATTCCGTACACTTCCCATTGTCCGTCAAATCATAAGTGCCATTGTTAAAATCGTTCAGCATTTCTGATATTCTTGCGGTTTTCATTCTTTACTCCTTTTAATTTGGCGCTTCATTCAATATCTATATCAATTCCTGTGCACTGTTTAAATATTTCATGGTCAAAGTTTGGAA